CCACCAAATCTAAGTATTTCAAGTAACGGAGAAATTATAGGAAGAGTTGCTGACCAACCAACTAGTACATATTTAGAACAAAATTCAACAACAGATTTTACATTTACAGTTCAAGCATACTCAACACAATTTCCAGTAGTAGGCTCATCTAAGTCGTTTACATTAACTGTATTACAGGAATTCGATCAACCAACAGATACATTGTATATACAAGCTACTCCTTCACTCAATGATAGACAAATACTTTCTACATTGTTAAACAATACTGAGTTGATACCAACTGATTCATTATATAGAAGCAACGACCAATATTTTGGTAAAGCAACAAGTGTTATATACGAACACGCTTATGGCATATATGCAAGTGATATTGAAGAATATCTCTCTGCTGTCACACAAAATCATTACTGGAGAAATATTACTCTAGGTGAATTAAAAACTGCTGTTGCAAAAAATAGTGTTGGTGAAATAATTTATGAAGTTGTTTATAGTGAAGTAATTGATAACTTAGTTAATCCATCAGGTACAAGCATACAACAAGAGATAGTTTGGCCAAGACCTATTGATTTAGGACTAGGTCCATGGTATACAAGCATTACTGATATCTATACCAGTTATGAAGATATTTTAGGACAAGAATATTACACCAGCTTAACACCAGGCTACGCAAGATTACTGTATCCAAACAGTTTATACAATATGCGTAATCGTGTAGCACAGGTTGTGGGTCAAGTAACGCAAAGTACATTATTACCATTATGGATGACAAGTCAACAGGCTAATGGTAGCACATTGGGTTATACACAAGCGTGGGTTATATGTTACACTAAGCCTGGACTAGCAGATGCAATTAAAACTAACATTGAGAATAATTGGCCTTACACACTAAATCAAATAAATTTTGAAATTGATAGATTCAGTGTAGATAAGAGTGTAACTTATAATTATAACAACAGAACAGTTCCTGCTAGTTGGTCTGAATTGCCAAGTGCAACACCTACTCCTAATCCATTGAACAGCAGAGATTTTTATGTTTTATTCCCTAGACAAACAATTTTACCGAATGAAACTCAATAACTAAATACTAGACGGAAAACGAATATGAGTCAAATAAACACAAATGGAATAAATGTAAATTATCCTGTACCCGGCGTTAACAATAACAGCCAAGGGTTCAGAGATAACTTTGCCGCAATTAGAACTAATCTAAATACTGCCAGCACCGAAATTACTGATTTACAGAACAACGTTGTAGTTAAGTCTGCACTAGCCAATACCATTGTAAACAATGATATGGCTAACACATTAATTAGCAATGCATTAACTCGTAGTTTTAGAGCCAGTAGTTATAATTTGGGTAACAATATCTCTAATTCAATTGTTATCAACGCTAGTTTGGGTGATGTACAATATGGAACTATATCTGGTAATACAACCATTCAGTTTGCAGGTTGGGCACCAGCTGGCACACAAAGTAATCTTCAATTACAATTGAATGTTTCAAATAGTCAAGCAGTTATATCATTGCCAACTCAAGTATCAATCGCAGGTACGTATGGTGTAAAGACTGTGGAAAATTATAGTAACGTAGGTGGTATCCCAACACTAACAGTTCCATATGGTGTTGACCAATTAGCGTTTAGACTAAGCACATTAGATTGCGGCAACAATATCACAATTGAACCTTTTAATTTGCCTAGACAAACTATGCAAATTCAACAACGCACTCCCGCCCCAACAGGATTTCAAGGTGATGTTGCAGGAACTGTTGCAGTAGATGCTAACTATGCTTATATATGCACTGACTCATATAACTCAGTGGCTAATACTGTATACGTAACAGCCACTACTACATCTAGTAATAAAGTTACTATTGATAATACTGCCAAGGTTACTAGTAACGACCCTATTATTTTATCAGCTAACATAGGTGGACTGATTGCTAATACAGTTTATTATGTAGTAGCAATTGCAGATTCGGGTGCACCCGGTAATATATCTGTGAGTGCAACTAGAACGGCTGGCACTGCTGGATCTAACGTTGCATTGAGTAATGCATCCGGTAACATATCGTCAGTATCCTATAATGGAACTGATATCTGGAAAAGAATCGCACTGACTTCTTGGTAATAAATATCTAGGATGCAACATCCTTTTATAAACGACCTATCTGACAAGTCCCTCGAGGACTTGCAGACTAGTATTACCGATCTAATGAAAAAACTTAATTTTGCATATAGTATGCAGAATGGTCCTATGATCCATCAAATTTCTATGGTACTGGAAAGCTACAAAGCTGAACATAACAAGAAAATGGATGAGATTATGAAAAAACAAAACATTCAAACAACCGTTAGTGTTGAAAAAGAGGCAAAAAAGTGACTATCAGAGTTAAACGAGAATTTAATTTTGTAGCCGGAATATGGCTTGAAGGTGAATATCAAATTGGAATGTATTCATTCACTGTGTTCATTGAAATATTAACTGACGATCCATATGAACAATCAGTTGCATTAGAACGAATGAAATACTTTATTGATGAGGTAGTTACCAATAGTGTCTTTGTGGAAGCTAGTGATAATAAAGTAATCGATACCTTTACTGGATTGGGTATGAAAGTATGCGTACTACCACTAGAACCATACGACCAAGCAATATCAATAGCATTATTACTGAAACTGAATGCTATTACAGAGGGTAAATTTAATATTACTAATATGTCATTTAAATCACAACTAAGCGATGACGTTGAATATCTGATAGATATTGATGATGAGGTTGAAGCTTATGCTACTAAAAACAATTGGTGGAATGATAGTGGTTCAAATTTAAATAATAAAAAATCAAATAAAAAAGATAAAATTGTTAAATTACATAAAGACAATGAATGGACTGAGTTAGATTTGGGTTGGAAGCACATATGTAAACCCGAAGCAAGTGAAATTATATTCACATTGGATACGGACAAATAACTATCCAAACTAGTTGTGTTCTAGTATAATTTGTGCTATAATACATAAATGAAGTCAGACATTTACGGTCAACAAATTTTTACAGAAGCAGAACTATGTTTACTATATCTGCAAGACCCATTACGTACAATCAAATATGCTTTTGTAGAAAAAGATATTAATTTTGCCGATATTCTACAATTAGAAAACATACCCGAACTTGTAAAATATGTTGATCCAAAAATTTCAGTAGAAGATTTTGACAATAACAATCAATCAAAATGGCATTTGCCTATTGAGTATTTGAATATGGATATTGCTCAATACGTATTGGACAAGTGCAATACTGAAACAGAATTGCAACGTGCAGGTGAAGAATTAATTAAGTTCCAAGAACGTGAGATGTTTATATTATTAAAATACTTAAAGTATTTGGTTGATACAATGCGTAAGAATAATATAGTTTGGGGTGTAGGTCGAGGCTCTAGTGTAGCAAGTTTTGTATTGTTTTTGATGGAAGTACACCGTATAAATAGTTTGTACTATGACTTATCCATAGATGAGTTTTTAAAATAAGGAAACAAAATGAAAAATTACAGATCCGCAATGGGAAAAACAATTGATATGGCTGCATTAGCCTCTAGAAATGAACATACAAGAGCAGTTGGTAATATGCGTGTAAATGCTAGAGGTGACACGATTGATGCAAACGGTCGTGTAATTAAACCAATTACTGATAAAGTAAACGAAGCATATGGTAAAACTGTTGGTAATAAATCAGCACAAGTTAAAAGAACAGTTACGCCCAAACCACAAGTCAAAGAAGAACTTACAATAGCAGAAATTGAATTAGAAGAAAGTTTTGAAGATGACATTGAAGTTGAAAAAATTAAAGCAGAAGAAGTTAAAAAAGGAAAGAAATGAGTGAATACAGTAAACCAGCGTTTAGTCCCACTAAAGTAGATAAACTTACATTCTTTAAGGACCATATCATTGTATCTGATATGAAGTTTGAAGAACGTATCACTGCAGGTGGTATTATTCTAATGGACGATGACAAGAAAAGTTCTGGAATTAGACCACGTTGGGCAAAGATTTATGGACTAGGTCCTGATGTTGTAGATTCTGAACTACAAATTGGTAAGTACATCCTTATCAGTCACGGACGTTGGACACGCGGTATTACAGTAGAAACTCCAGAGGGTAAACAGACGTTGCGTAAAGTTGATCCTAATGATATACTATTGATATCGGATGAGCCGATGGATGACGAAACAATAAGCGACAAGGTATACTAATGATAAACTGGTTTAGACAAAAACTACACAATTTTATTTTCCCGCAAGACAATGAGGTGGTAGAAACAAAATCTCACCGAAGAGGCCCTCTTGCTATCACTAGAGGATCACAACTTGATAACAGAGGTATGAATTTTACAATTCATATGGCTAACGGTGGCTATGTGTTAGAATACTCAAGTTACAATGATAAGACTGACAGGCACGACAACACACTACACATTATTAATTCTGACACTGATTTGGGTCAGGGCATCGCACACGTTATCACACTTGAAATGTTAAGAAAATGAAAAATAAACTTTGGGTAGAGAAGTATCGTCCGAACACAGTACAAGACTATGTGTTTGTTGATGAGCGTCAAAAGAAACAAGTAGAAGGCTGGGTAACTGAAGGTAGTATTCCGCACTTGTTATTATCAGGTGATCCAGGTACAGGTAAGACAACTCTTGCCAAAGTATTGATACACGAACTTGGTGTAGAAGAATATGATGTATTAGAAATCAATGCTAGTAGAGAAAACGGTGTTGATAATATGCGTGATAAGATTAATGGCTTTGTTCAAACAATGCCGTTCGGTAAGTTTAAAGTCGTTCTATTAGATGAGGCTGATTACTTAACACAAGCTTCACAAGCGGCATTGCGTAACGATATGGAAGCATATGCTGACACAGTTAGATATATTCTAACCTGTAACTATCAACATAAAATTATCCCTGCATTGAAATCACGATGCCACGAATTTCATATCGCAAAGACAGACCAAACTGAGTTCACTGCAAGAGCCGCAACAGTATTGGTTACTGAGAATGTTGAATTTGATTTAGATGACTTAGATAGTTATGTTCGTGCTACATATCCAGACTTGCGTAAATGTTTAAATCAACTACAGGTTAACAGTAGCAATGGTAAATTGATAAAGCCACAAGCACAGGGTAGTAGTGAACACGAATTATTATTAGAAGCAACACAATTATTTAAAACAGGCAAGATACTAGAAGCACGACAACAACTAATGCAATACATTGCTATGTATCCTACACGTATTGAAGATTGTTATCGTTGGATGTACGATAACTTAGATTTGTGGGGTAACTCACAAGAACGTAAAGATGCAAGTATCATTACTATTCGTAATGGTTTAGCAAATCTGCCACTAGTAGGTATCCCTGAAATTAGTTTGGCAGCAACATTAGTGGAGTTAACAGCGTGAGATATTTATTGATTACATTTATGAGAAGACCGGGCGGACAGATTGATGAATCAGTTGCGGTAAGTAAGAAAGTTAAACCGGCAGATTTACAAA